CCTTCATTCTTTTGTAAGCATCTTTTGAAATTGTTGATTTAGATTTTGATCTTGAGATCCCTTTTTTTTTACGTTGATTTATATTGTAGTATAATCCTTTTTTAGCCATATTTTTTTTTACCAACCTTTCGCTTCATAGCAGATTTCATATCCATTTCCATTTTTCCACCAGAAGCTTTAGCAAAAGCTTTAGCTTGTGCAGTTCCTTTTTTAGAATAAGCAAAGTGTCTTACTTTGCCATCTTTACTTGTTACTTTTGGCATCTCGTTGCTCCTTTAACGTTTTCCTATTTTTAGGATTACGTTTGTATTTTTGTTTTGCTTTAGACATTTCTAGTGTAGCCTAAAGTTCCAGATCCTCCAAAAGGCACTCCAAGCTCTGCGTCTTGTCTAGCTTGAGAAATAAGTTGTCTTCTTCCTCCAGTAGCTCTAGCTCTTACTCGTCTTGAAAGTTCTTGCTTTTGTTTTGCCTCTGCTTTTTCAGCAGCTTTTTCTCTTGCCGATACGTCAGCCTCCACTTGTACTGGTGGTGGTGGTGCTTTCGGTTTGGATACTATTCCACCCATATTTGTTCTCCTATTGTTTTAATCTACTATACATGGCATAATCATGACCATCTGGGCCAAATTTTTGTTTTATGCCATCTTTCGTAAATAACATAGTTTCAATCCATTTCAAAGCATCTTTATTGGTAACATCAACTGTACACTCAATCCTTCTTAAATTGAATAAATTAAACGCATTATCAAAAAAAGCTTTAGTGGCCCTGTGGAAAGGTAAGGCAACTTTGATATTATTTAGTTCTTTGCTAGGGATTAGCCAGGCTTCTGCAACACCTGGAAACATATTTAGTAGGCCAAAGGAAACAACTGGCTTGCCAAAATAGAAACCAGTGTAAGAAGCATTATGAATTGTATTTTTAGCCAGGTAACTTTCATAGTTTGGAATATAATCAAAATACTTTTTCTCATGATCTCTTAAATTAATCAACCATAAATGTTTGGGGTGGAAAGGTGTAATTTTTTTATTGACACCATCCAGGCCCATAAGCTTTTCAATTCGTTCAATTTGCAAATCTACCATAAATCAAAATCAAGTTTAGCAAGTGCAGCTCTAACAAATCCTGTTTGATTTGGTCTTGTCAATCTTTTAAATTCTCCACCACCTAATAAACAATAACCCAAAGCATCTCCAACGTGGGAGTGTTGGTTTTTATTTGGTTGATCTTTAAATCTTTCCTGGCCAGATATTTGTACTCGCTTATAGTGATAACCACCTGCTAAAGATTTTCTTGTTCTGCTGCATCTGCTGTCAATTAAAAATCCTGGTTTGCCCTGGATCAATCTTGTCATAGGAGCTGCAACAGCTTCACGTCTAGTTTTAAAATCATTTGTTGCAGTTGGTTTTGCCATGATCCCTAAACTTTTTAAATGTTCAAACGCAGTAACTTCATAGATCTGATCTCTTGAGCTACCTGCAGGATCTCCCCATATTGATAAATCATATTTTGGAAATTTTATTTCTATTTCTGATTTTAATATTTGACCAAATCTTTCTAGGCCCATATCAAACGTTACTAATTCATGCAGCACGTGCCATCTACCATTACCAAGTCTTTGAGCAAAGACAGCAGCAGGAGTTAAACCAAAGTCTAATCCAATTACAATCGGTACACCAGGCTCTGGTTCTAATCTTTCAACACACATAGAACCATCATCATATTCACTCCATACAGGTTTGCCATCTTGGACAAAAGTATATTTACCTTCAGCATAACATCTAATCCAATCTTTAGATTTTCCTGCAAGGATCTGTGTATAGTATCCATCTGGTAAATTATTTATGTTCTCTGCTTTTTCATTTTCTTTCCACCAACTCCCTGCAGAAAAAATAAAACCATTAGCTTCAGGCATCTCTGGTAATTCATCCTGGACAACTTCTCTTACTCCACCTGGCTGCTCATAAAAATTCCAGGCAAATTTTCCTTTTGGTAAATTTCCTTTTTTAGAAATATCATACCACCAATGATCGTCTTCCATTGGGTTAGTATCCATCCATACTCCTCTCCAGGATGGGCCACCATCTGCTTTAGAAGGATACCTTCCAACTCGGTGTGTTAATCCATCAATAACTTGTTTAGGTAATTCTCTAGCTTCATTTACCCAAGCTCCTGTAAGTTCTAGTGATAAAAGTTTTCTAACATCTTTAGGCTGATCTAGTGCTAGGAATATAACTTCACAATCAATTCCTGCAGCTCCTTCTCTTGCAGGTAATTTTATATGATGAGAAATAGGAGGCGACCATCTCATGCCTCCCCAAATATTTTCTGGAAAAATCTCTTGCCAAGTTTTAATTGTTGTAGTTCGCAGCTCTGGATATGAGTTTCTAACAATTACAAATCTTGAATATTTAATTCCATCTTTTGGAGATGGTTTTTGTTTTACTGCACGCATAAAAACTTCTGCAGCACAAGCATAAGATTTACCAGATCCAACTGGCCCAACTAATCCTCGGACAAAACTGTTGTCCTGGAGGAATTCATAAACAGTTGGAGATTTTTTAAAATTAAATTTTAGATCATCCATATAAGCTCTATTAACTCAACAACTAATATTCCTGCAAGTAGTACAGCAAGTATGGTGTGATAGATATTCCAAAGCAACCATTGTTTATTTTTTTTACGCACCTTTAAATTCCCTACATTCAAATTTTATTGCTAATCTTTGTTCGTTAATTTTATCTAATCCAAAATAATATTTATCTTGTGATAAAGCTTTTAAGCTTTCTTGTGAAAAAGCATATCCTGCTATTGCACAATCATAATGACTTTCAAAACTATATCCAGGAATATGATGGTCAGTGCATTGGCCTGTAATCATGCTGCATAAATACAAAACCAAAAAAAACTTCATAATCCATTCTTTCGCATATTATCCAAGTTCTGTCTATGTACTTCTCCTTCTAAAAAATTAAACAGAGCTTTGATCCTGGTATCATCCTCAAGTCTTTGACCATTAAACAAATGCCTTAACTCATTCTTCTGCAGGCCGATCCTCGTTGCCAATCTCTTGTCGTTGGTCGTTGTCTTCAACATCAATACTGTGATCCTGTCCACTTCCTCCTTGGTCATTCTCCTTCTTGACATATTTCATCTCCTTAATTTCAACTCTATCTGGCCCTTCAATCTTTATACCAATAACTGCAGGTTTATCATCATCTGATTTTTCTTGTTCTAATAATCCTGCTGCTTTGGCTACAGTTTGTAGGGTTCGGATTTTATCGTGCATCTCCACTTCAAAATTAGAATTATCTTTTCCATAAACTCTAATCTTTTTAATGGATCTTAAAGCTTTTTTAGGAATATCTTTGATTTCCTTTAATCTGATTTTACCTTCTTCCCAATCAATAATATCGGTAATATCGGATAAGGATAAATCCACCAGTTCCTGGGCCACTGCATCCTTGTTATGGTCTATGACTTCGCTACGTTTTATTCTTTTTTGCAGCATCCTTACTCCACCATATTTTACAACAGGATGGGTTTTATCGCTTTTTAACTTCGCCATCTTTCTCCAAATGTATGTTATCTAAATTAGTGTTAAATAGGGTTTCAATATCCTCCTCGTTTTCAACATAGAAGAAAATCGTTTTTAAAGGCTCTGGAGTGGTGTTTTCACTTTCCTGGGCCTTCGTACCCCATTTAACAAACTTTACCCTTGTAAGCTTCTCTATGGCCATTAAAAGGGTATATTATCATCCATGTCATCTGCAGGATTGCCTGTAGCTTGACTATCTGGTTTTTTCCAAGGTTCTTTGATCTCAACAGTAAGGTATTCTTGTTCCTTGGTGTTGCCTCTATCATCAACCTTTTTATCTCTCCAGTTTTCCCATATATCAATATCATACTCGCCTGGTTCTAAAGTTATCGCTTGTTCTAGCTTAAACTTCTTCCACGAATATTTTGGGCCTTTGCCTTTATCGTTTTTGTATGCTCTTAACTTTAAAAAAGTCTTTTGCATTTATCCTCCTAGGTTTAAGTTCATAGATCTCTTTGATCCATGTTTTCTCAACAGTTAAATCGCCATCCACATCATCCTCCTCATCTGGAGTTTCGCCTGGAGCTATCGCAGCACACAGTGTAATCTTATCTGGTGTTTCATCTACGATCCAACCTAATTGAAAACTTTTAGCAGCTTGCATTGTTTTTACATCTGAAATCTTTTTCCATCCACTTTCAGCTATTGATACAGCATCATTCCACAAAATTAGAACCATTTTTTTTTCTTTTAAGGAATAAGGAAAATTTTTGGAGAAACCCCCATACGTACTATTGTGGCCAGGGGGAGAGTATATCGCTTTTTTTGCAGCCCTAGTAACTTTCCCACCACCCTTGTTTTTATTTTTTCTAGTAATTGTCATGTTCTAAAATTAAATCAACGTTTAGATTTTGTACGCATTAAAGTTTTTTCCTATTAATCATCTTCTTTACCATAGTTTTCACATCCATTGGAGCTGTATTTTGGCCCAGTAAAAAGCTTTTAAAGAAGTTTATATGCCCAGGTGCATCCTTCATTGGTTCTTTCTTCCTAAACCAAAGCAGAGCTGCCTTCATTTTCTCATAGGTATCCTTATTCACTTCCAGGCCCTGGTCTATGATCTTGGCTGCCTCATCTTCCTGCTTTTGATTGTATTGAAAGTCCTTACCATAGACTTCCATTATGCAATTTTTCATATACATCATTAGTAATCTATTTAGCTTATTATCCCTTATATTATTATTAACGTTATATGATACGTTACGTGCAACATCAGAGGTTTCCCTGTCGGCAACATCAGAGGTTGCCAAACCTTTAGTCTTACGCAACCTGGGTGTTTCCTTATCCTGTGGAGAGCTGTGGAAAACCTTGCTGCCTGTGGAAATCTTGTTCATTGTTTCTTTAGCTGTTTCCTGCTCCTGGCTAGGTATGTCATGCTTGGCCAAAGACACATTCTTCCTGGCCATAATCTCTGTAGTTTTAGCATCATAGATAATGAAATAACAGTTACCCTTCTGGCCCTTAAATTCCTTCCTAGCATATTTAACGTACTTCCACTCAACAAGCTTTCTAATATATCTGGTTACAGCCTGCCTGCTCACGTTCAGATCTTTCGCTAGTGTCGCCTGGTTGGGCCAACAAATGCCTCTAAAGTCAGTGTATGAGCATAGAGCTGCGAGAACAAACAAAGCCTGCCTGTGCTGCTGCAATCGTGGATCTTTGTAAGCTCTAATTGGCAAATGAATATACAACCTATAATCGGTTGGTGTTTTTTTCTTTTTTCCCATCTAGCTCTTTTTCTA